CCACGATCTCTCTTATCACGAGATTCACGGGCCCCTACGCGGTTGTAAATGATCAGTGTGAGAGAAGGTAGAATATATCTTCCCCCTGGTCAAAGGGATCTTGCTTGTGCAGTTTCCGTTCAACCTCACTGGGTAAAAAGCAGACAGGAGTAGTACATAGAAGCGTTCGGGGCATTAGGCTCCAATCGTCCAGTCCTTCACCACCCGTACAGTGTTCTGTAGCCCATTTCCATATCTTCTGGTTCTCCCGGTTAACCCTATTGTTCGGATCGATTATTTTCTTAACGATCTTGGGTTTTCCTTTTATGGTCACCTTCTTTTCCACTTTTTTTTCGTGGGAGACTAGGTCTAACCAATTTACCCGGAAGAGGGCTTCGATACACAGCGCGCCATAAAGCCTATCATTGTTCGAGACAAGATCTTGGACCCCAAAGAATTCATTCCTTGTAATTTGAAAAGGAATAGGGGCCATCTCTTTAAGTCGGGAACTTACATAATCATGTAGCTTCCAACCGAGCTTTGGTGCAGCGGGCACGGGTTTCAATTTTGAGTAGTTCATAAGTATGGTTTCGGCACGCCTTCGGTCTTTTAATGATCGGGAGTTTTTATTGACAGGTGATAAACCTATCCCCCCCAAGAACTTTGGCATGAACCACGGCCGGGACCCACTCAAATCCAATGTAGGACGATTCCAAATAATGAAGGCTCTCATAGCCTCACTCCACCACCCTTCTGGACATTCTTTTTTCAATTCGTCTGACAGAGGACCAAGTTCTTCTAGGCTAGCTTTCTCTACTGTTTTTCGGTTTTTCCCATGGGCACGAAACGTGTCTGTGTGCATGGTAGTTCCTCTCACGATACCCATATTCACCTGGGGGACAAGTTTAAAGACCTTTTTAAATTGGGTCCTTTCTCCTGTAACTGTGAATGTTCGTGAGTTCATGTTTAGGAACTCTTCCGAGAAATAGTTTTTGCCAGCGCTTTCCTCCCAACCCACTAACGCGATGATCTTTCTCCAGACCCTTTGACCAAATTTGGTAAGGGGGAAGACACAATCATCTCCATTAATGGCCAGTCTTGCCTGATCTAAGGTTAGGACTCTCCTTTCGGAGATCTCCATCGCCCATCGACACGCAGCTGCGTTCACGATACACAAGATGTAAAAGCTTGAAATCGAGCCCATAAATTGACCATTTTTTTGGTCGGCCTCGACGTAGACGTTTTTATCCCATGGATCCGTGAAACGTAGTTTGTGACCTGTTAGTGAGGATTTGAACAAGAGGGTTTCCTCCCTTGTCAGACCTATAATATCGGAGATTTCATCCGCCGCCCATTCCGACACCTCAGACCTCATGTAATTTGTTGAGGCCTTGTAGTCGCCACTGTTAATGTACTCACCTCGGTAAATTCCTCGCATTCTTGCTTGGATGTACTCCTCCGAGATCGGTTGACCGACCAGAGCGAAGCACTTTTGTTTCCTCAAGATACCGTGCATGTACTTTTGTAGTGGTTTTAGGACCATGTATGTGGCTGGTGGCCCTTTGGTGATGTGCCTGAACTTCAATGGTTCCGAAAGGATTACCAATTCAGCATTTTTCTCCTCCTCCATCGCAATTTCACGAACCTTGCCGATTAATTCCTTAAATTTGGCCTTTAATGGTTCGTCATCGATGATTTGTCCTGTGGTGTAACTAGAGCTTTCGACTTCAAGAGGGGTCTTAGACCTCGCCTCCCCGAAGTACGCTTCAAACTTTAGCTCCCAATCCTGTCTATTCTGTTCCTGGATCTTGAACTCTTCCAACTTTTGTTCTAAGCCCTCCTGATCCTTACACTCTCGAATATCAGCATAAGTCATCATTTTGTATGGCTTTCCTACGGGTATATACCCTTCTTCCATTTTTACTAGAAGAGGAGCATCCTTTTCTGTGGCTTTGGGTATCAGACCACGAGATTGTAACCAACCGACGGTCCCCCCTGATTTTATAGGGGTTTCAAAATTCGCTCGGGTGGAAGGAAATATTTCTTTCATTCGGTCAGCGTCCAGGTATCGTCTGGTTCCTCGGAGTATCTCCCTTGTCGTTCTGCGGATCTCTTTTTGAAGACCGGCCATGTTCAGCTGAGTTGTGATTCCTAGCCTTTCCAAGGCGGTTTCTACCTCACTGATTTCGGACCAATCATTGGTTTCGAGAAGGTCACCTACTGAGCACACTTCGGGTTCTTCCCGTTTTGTGGTCAAGAGATCAAATGCTTCATTAGCCTTTTTAATAGCAAAGGCACCTTGTGCGCTTAGCTTAGGCATGGCATCTTTTGCAGCTTTTACACTGCAGACAAGTGCGAGAAATTCTTCGGGCGCTTTCTTTCTTAGCTTGAGAAGGAAGCGGTGGGCACGTCCTCCTA